TGGCACGCGTGGCGCTGCTGGACGCTGATCTGGCGTTGCTGCCTGCGCCGCGTGTTGGAAATGCGGCAGATATCCTTGCGGCAACCCTTACCACCCCGACCAGCATCGCAGCCGCTGCCTACGTCCTGCACGGCGCACACCGGCGCGGCGGTCGGGTGCTGGCGTCCACAATGGGCAAAGCAGGGCTGCCGACCGCGCATGTGATCTATCCGCTGCCTGCTGAGGTCGAGACGTTGGTCAAATCCCTGCGGGATCGTGCTGACTTGGCAGACGGCGCGCGTGCCGTGTTCGCAGGGCTGCTCGCCGTCATGGATGAGATCGAGGCCCGCAAATGAAGACCTTGACGGATGACCTGCAGGCGCATTTCGCATCCGGGACCACCACGCTGGCCTGGTGCTGGCGCATCACCCGGGCCGATGGCGCGGTCTTTGGCTTTACCGACCACGACCGGATGCTGAGTTTTGACGGCACCAGCTTTGAAAGCGAAGCCGGGCTGATCCCGTCAGAGCTGCGACAAGGGTCTGATCTCTCGGTCGATGCGCAAGACGCAGAGGGCGTGCTGTCCTCGGACCGGATCACCGAGACTGACATATCCGACGGGCGCTGGGACAACGCCTCGGTCGAGGTCTGGCGCGTCAACTGGCAGGACACGGGCCAGCGCGTGCTGTTGCGGCGCGGCTCCATCGGCCAGATCAGACGCGGGCGGATCGCCTTCGTGGCGGAAGTGCGCAGCATGGCGCATGTGCTCAACCAGCAGGTCGGGCGGGCCTATCAGGCGCAATGCGACGCAACATTGGGAGATGCGCGCTGCGGTGTCGATCTCAGCAATCCGACTTTTCGGGGCGAAGGCACGGTGGGCAGCGTCCTGCGCGGCCGGGTGATCTCCAGCTTCGATCTGGGCGGCTTTGCTGCTGGCTGGTTTGATGCAGGCACGATTGAATGGACCAGTGGCGCAAATGCCGGGCGGCGCGCCGAGCTCATGCTGCACGAGCTGTCTGGCAGCGGGGCCCGGCTGACGCTATTTGCGGAATCCGTGAATGACATCGCGCAGGGCGACGCGTTTGTCGCCTTTGCAGGCTGCGACAAGCGGATCGAGACCTGTGCTGCGCGGTTCAACAATGTGGTCAATTTCCGCGGGTTTCCGAGCATCCCCGGACAAGACGCCATCCTGCGCTATGCCACGCAGGGCGGTGGTCATGATGGGCGCGTGTTGTGAGACGCGCCGCAGATCCTGACCGCGTGATCGCGGCGGCGCGGGCGTGGATCGGCACGCCGTACCATCATCAGGCCTCGCTTCTCGGCGTGGGCTGCGATTGCCTCGGGCTTTTGCGCGGGGTCTGGCGTGATGTGGTGGGCTTGGAGGCACCCGGCTTGCCGCCCTATTCCCCCGATTGGGGCGAAGTACGGGCAGAGGAGGTTCTGCGGGATGGCTGTGCTGGCTGCATGATCAAAGTTGAGGATGCGGCACAACCCGACGATGTGGTGCTGTTTCGGATGCGGTCCTGGGCCATTGCCAAGCACGCGGGCATTTTGGTGGCCCCGGACCGGATGGTGCACGGGCATTCGGTGCACGGCGTCGTTGAGCAGGCGATCACCGCAGCTTGGTGGGCGCGCAAGGCATTTGTGTTCCGGTTCCCGGACGGTGGAGATATCTGAATCATGGCAACTTTGGTCTTGGGCGCAATTGGTACCGCCATCGGCGGCAGCCTTGGCGGCACCATTCTTGGCGTATCGGCGGCCACAATCGGCGGCTTTGTCGGATCCAGCCTCGGCGGCATGATCGACGCAGGTCTGGTGGCGGGCAACCAAAGCCAGAAGTTTGAGGGCGCGCGGATCGACGCCTTGCGGGTTTCCAGCTCCACCGAGGGGGCCGTGGTCAGTCGCTTGTTCGGGCGCATGCGTGTTGCGGGCAACATCATCTGGTCGACGGATTTCAAAGAGCGCGAGGTCACAACGACCGTGCGTGGGCCGCGCCGCTATGGTCTGTTCGGGCCGCGCGCTACGGCAACGACAGTCAACTATTTCTATACTGCCAGCTTCGCGGTTGGCCTTTGCGAAGGGCCGATCACGGGCATCGGGCGCGTCTGGGCCGATGGCAAGCCGCTCGATATCACCGGCGATGGCGTGCGGATCTACCTTGGCGATGAATCGCAAATGCCTGATCCCACCATTGTGGCCCGGATGGGCGCTGGTCTGTCGCCAGCCTACCGCGGACTTGCCTATGTCGTGTTTGACGAGCTTGATCTTCAGGACTTCGGCAACCGATTGCCGCAGCTGACCTTCGAAGTATTCCGCCCACTGCCGGACGCCGACGTGGCCGAGGGCCTGGTTCCGGCCGTCACGATCATTCCGGGATCGGGCGAGTTTGCCTACGCACCGGGAATCGTCATGGCGCAGGAAGGCGGCATCCAAGGCATCTCGTTCGGACTATTCGGCGACGCAACAGAAGGTCTCCAATCCGCTATGAATGCTGTCGCCAGCACGACCAAATCCAACTTCACGCTGTCGCTGGATAACTTGCAGGCCATGGTGCCCAGCGTCAAAAGCACCTCCCTGGTGGTTGCGTGGTTTGGCACTGACCTGCGCGCAGGCCAATGCAAGCTGCGCCCGGGTGTCGAAGTTGCGGTCAGAAACACGTCGCCATATGAATGGACGGTGAATGGCGTCAGCCGCGCAGCGGCGTACCGCGTGAGCCAGACGGACGGTCGCCCGACCTATGGCGGCACACCCGCCGATCAATCGATTGTCGATGCGATCAAAGACTGCAAAGCGCGCGGGCTGCGGGTGACGTTCTATCCGTCCCTGCTGATGGATATCCCCGCAGGCAACAGTCTGCTGGATCCTTACTCGGACAATGCAGCGACGCTGGGGCAGCCCGCGTATCCATGGCGCGGGCGAATTACCTGCAGCCCGGCTGCGGGCTTTGCAGGAACGCCAGACAAGACGGCGTCCGCCGCGTCCCAGATCGCAGCCCTGTTCGGATCGGCCACGCCCGGGCAGTTCTCGGTCTCCGGCACAAATGTCTCCTTCACCGGACCCGCCAGCGAGTGGGGACTGCGCCGCATGGTCCTGCACTACGCGCATCTGTGCAAAGCCGCCGGTGGCGTGAATGCGTTCCTCATCGGGTCCGAACTGAGCGGGCTAACGCAGGTGCGCTCTGCTGCGGGGACCTATCCAGCAATCCAGCAGCTGCGCAATCTTGCAGCCGACGTGCGCGGGATCCTCGGTGCGGGCACCAAGATCAGCTACGCCGCCGATTGGACCGAGTATTTCGGGCATCGCCCCGAAGATGATAGTGGCGACGTCTATTTCCACCTCGATCCGCTCTGGGCAGATGCCAATATCGACTTCATCGGGATCGACAACTATGTCCCGCTGTCGGACTGGCGCGGTGGCTATGAACACCTTGACGCGCAGGGCTGGACCGCGATTTATGATCAAAGCTATCTGCAGTCCAACATCGAGGGCGGCGAAGGCTTCGATTGGTATTATGCCAGCAACGGGCACCGGCTGGCCCAGCTGCGCACGCCGATCATTGACACTGGCGGCGCGGGCAAGCCTTGGGTCTATCGCAACAAAGACCTGCGCAGCTGGTGGTCAAACCCACATTTCAACCGCCCCGGCGGCGTCGAGAGCGCCACGCCCACCGCATGGGCGCCGCAATCCAAGCCCTTCTGGTTCACCGCGTTCGGCTGCCCCGCTGTCGACCGGGGCACCAACCAGCCCAACGTATTCTACGACACGAAGTCCTCCAAGAGCCTCACGCCCTACCTCTCGCGCGGCTGGCGTGACGACACGATCCAGCGCGCTGCTCTTGAGGCCACGCTGACCTATTGGGGAAGCGGGGCAAACAACCCCGCCTCCGCGCTCTATGCCGGTCAAATGGTGCACCTTCCCGAATGCGCAGCTTGGGGCTGGGACGCACGGCCATATCCTTACTTTCCGGCTTTGAGCGAAGTGTGGAATGATACCGAAAGCTGGCGGCTTGGGCATTGGCTGTCTGGCCGCCTTGGCTCTGTGTCCCTGGCAGCCCTCGTGCGCGAGCTATGTCTGCGCGCCGGAATGCCAATGGACCTCATAGACGTCTCCGGGC